CTATATAATTTTCTAATTCTTTTGGTAATAAATCTATAATGTCAGAATAAATAATAGTCTCTTTATCTAATAGCATTTTTCCTAGTTGTATAATATATTCTTTATTTTCTGATAAATTATTAAAGGTAAAATATTCAATATCTTTAATAAATTTTTTCATTTTATTAATCATTTTATAAGAAATTTGATTATTTAATTCCCGATAATTCAAAGGGCCAGAATTATTATCCATCCCCCAATGTAAAAACCAATGTTTAGAAATAATAGTTGCCTTTTCAATATCATCCATAGCTCCCGAGGAATAATTTCCATAAATAACTTTTTCAGCAACTCTTCCTCCTAATAAAACACATAAATCAGATAATATAGCATTTTGAGTATATAATTTTTTATCAGTTGGTTTAGATTGACTAAAACCTAGAGCATTTTCACCTCTTGGCATTATACTTACTTTAATGGGTGGATTAGAACCTTTTAACATAAAACTCATTAAAGCGTGTCCAGCTTCGTGATAAGCAACTCTTTCTCTTTCTTCTAATTCCATTTTCCTTTCTGGTTTTTCTCTTCCAATCATTACTTCATCAATCGCTTTTTGAATATTTTCCATATTAACTTTTTTAATAATTTCTAGGGGTTCTTTATCTTCTTCTATTTTTATAAATTGTTGAATTGTATTAATTTTTGATTGATTACAAATATTTGCAATGTCTGCTCCATTTAAACCACTAGTTAGTTCTGCTAATTTTTCTACAGAAATATCATCATCTATTTGTTCCAAATATAATTCAAATAATTTAATTCTTTCTTCTTTATTAGGTGGATCAAAGAAAACTTTTTTATCAAATCTACCTGAACGAGTTAAAGCACTATCTAAATTTTTAACTAAATTAGTTGCTCCAAATACTATTACATTATCTTTATCACCAAAACCATCTATTTCAACTAATAATTGATTTAATGTATTATCTCTTTCTGAATTATTACTATGCATTTCTCTTTTTTTACCAATTGCATCAATTTCATCAATGAAAACAATACAGCCTTCTTTATAATTCCTAGCTTTTGAAAATAATTTTCTTACTCTAGAAGCACCTAATCCAACATACATTTCAACAAATTCTGAACCGGAAGCGTGTATAACGGGTAATTCTATTTCTTTCGCTAACGTTTTAACTAAAAGAGTTTTACCTGTTCCGGGTGGTCCTATTAACAATATTCCTTTTGGTAATTTAACATTCCAATTTTTGTATTTATCTCTATATTTTATGAAATCTAAATAATATCTTAATTCATTTTTAACACTTTCTAATCCAACTATTTTATGTAAATCTAAAGTATCTGATTTATCTAGTTTATCATCTTTTTTGAATAGTTTATTCTTCTTAATATTTATTGATTCTTTAAATTCATGATCAGTATTTGTAATTTGCTTATGTAATCTTTTTATTGCAAATACCATATAAATTATCATCATCATATAATAAATAATTATTATCATTAAAATTGAATAGAAAATATTATTATTTAAAAAAAGAATATTTATAGTTTTAATGAAAGAAGAATGTACCATTGCGGTTTGTGGTCCTGTAGACGCAGGTAAAAGTTCTTTAATTGGTGTATTAACTTCAGGTGAACTTGATAACGGTAGAGGTTTAGCAAGAAATAAGGTATTAATTCATCCACATGAAATAGAAAGTGGTAGAACTAGTCATATTACCTACAATCCATTGATATATCGCAAAAAAAATGATAATACTATTAATTTAATTAGCCATAAAGAAAAAAAAAGCATAATGGATATTAAAACGAAATTTGATACAAAATGGGATTTGAAAGTGACATCTTTTATTGATTTAGCGGGACATGAAAAATATTTGAAAACAACTATATTTGGAGTAACTGGTATGTTTCCAGATTATGGTATAGTAGTGATTGCAGCAAATACTGGTATTACTAAATTAACTAGGGAACATATTGGTATTTTATTATATTTACACATACCTTTTATAATAACTATAACTAAAATTGATATGGCTCCTAAAGAAATTTATCAGAATTTATGTAATCAATTAAAAAAGTTATTGGGTAAGAATTCATTTAATAAAGTTTTATATTTTATAAATAATGATAAAGAAACAGATGATTATATAAAACATATGTTAGGTAATTCTGATATTATACCAATTGTAACCATATCAAATAAAACTGGTGTTAATATTAATAATCTTCATCAAATTTTATATCATTTACCGAAAAGAGATAAATGGGAAGCGATTGAGGGTTCTATTTTTTATATTGATTCTACTTTTCTAGTTCCAGGTATCGGATTGGTGGTTTCAGGAACAAATAAAGGAAATACAATAAATATTAAACAGAAATTATATTTGGGTCCATTTTTAGGCGATGAATTTAAAGAAGTTACTGTTAGAAGTATTCATAATAGTTTAAGTGAAAATATAGAAGAAGCGCCATCTAATTTACAATCAACATTAGCAATTAAATTATTAAATAATAAGGATAATTTAGAAAGACATAATATAAGAAAGGGTATGGTATTAGTAGATAATTTAGATAAATTTAAGGGTTTTGTAACTAAAAAATTTATTGCTCAAATTAACATTCTTCATCATTCTACAACTATCAAGTCAGGTTATTCGCCGGTAATACATTGTGGTCCAATTAGACAGTGTGCTAGTATTAAATTAGATGATAAAATATTAAGAAATGGTGATACTTGTGAAGCTGAATTTGAATTTAAATATCATCCGGAATTTCTAGAAAAGAATATGATATTCTTTTTTAGAGATGGAAATACGAAAGGGGTTGGGACGGTTAAGGAAAAATTTTGAGCCTGTATTAGTTTATATAGAGTAAACTCATTGAACCTATAAAATAAACTAAATAAACTAAATTAAGAATATACTTCCCCCCGTATTAGTTTATAGAAATTATACTAATTAAACTATAAAATAAACTAAATAAACTAAATTAAGAATATACTTCCCCGTATTAAATTCAGATTAAGTTATTAAAACTTATTTTTTGTTGATTGAGAGGCATTCTAAAGTTTAATTTCAGTTTACTCAACCAGTGTAGTAGAGTTTATTGCGAATGAGGGCATTCTAAAGTTTAATTTCAGTTTACTCAACCAGTGTAGTAGAGTTTACAATGTTGGGGACAAAATTTCATACACCAAATCCTTATAAGTCATCATTCTCATTCTACAGCAATATCTTCTTAGTTTTAATGATAATAATAATTCTGAAATTTTAGCTTCTTGTTCTTTCTTCGATAATTTAGGATTTGTACAAATTTCTAATTTTTTCCTATCATATTCTTCTGTTTTTTGACCTAAAAAATAGCCACAAGTTGGGCAAGTCATATAAAGCATTATATTAATTGATAATATATTTTTAAATTAATTATCAATTTTTATTTAAAATCTATCATTTATTAATGTCACAAATAAAAAATTTAATTGCCCCTAAAGAAACTATCAATAGAAACGATATTTTTAATTTAAATTATTTAGCTGAGAATAAAAATACTTTGGTTGAAGTTTCTAGTAAAAAGAAAAAAACCATTCAAGAAAGACAATATAATAGAGAAGACCAATATAATAGAGAAGACCAATATAATAGAGAAGATCAATATAATCTGGAAGAAGATAATCAAGAAGAAGACTCTTTTGTACCTAAAAGATATATTGATGATTTAGGAATTAATATGAAAGATTTATTTTTTAAAGTTTTAGATATATTAGCAGATGGGAAAAACCCTATACCATATGTAATGGAAAATGAAAAGAGACAATTTGTTTTTGCTGTAATGATAATATCATTAGGAACTTTATTAATGTTTTTTTCTAATTTAATGATTTCTGGACCAGCTATAAATTAAATAATCCGGATAAATTAAATAATCCGGATAAATTAAATTAAATAATCCGGATAAATTAAATAATCCGGATAAATTAAATTAAATAATTCGGATAAATTAAATTAAATAATAGGTTTTCCTTTACCAACTTCTGTTCTACAAACTGGACATTTATAATTATATTCTTTTAACCACGGGTCGACACATTCTGAATGAAAGTCATGATTACAAGGTAATTGACAAACTTCTTCATCAATTTCTATGGAACCCATACAAATGGAACAATTTTCATCTAATTTTTTATCAGTTTTAAATTTTTTTAATTTATTAAAATCTTCTTCTTCTAAAGTAGTTTTAACATCTTCCATATTATTTGTTTGAATAAGATTAGGTAAGATATTGTTAAGTAAAATAGATATTTGATTTGTTGATGGCATATAAAATGGTAAAGTATTTTGAATGTTACCTATTTGAATATTATCTATTTGAACATTACCTATTTGATTAGCTAAATTTAATTCATTTTCGTCTTCATCATAGTTTTCATCATCTTGATCTTGATCCTGGTCATAATGTTCTTGATTATTTTGGTCTTGATTATTTTGGTCTTGATTATCTTCTTCTTGATTCTGATCATAATGTTCTTGATCCAATTCTTGGTCATTCTGGTCTTCTTGATTCTGGTTTTCTTGATTCTGTAAATTTTGAGGAACAATCATTTGGAAAAAATTTAGAGAATCATTATAAAATGATTTTTTAATGGTTTCCAAAGAAATATCAAATCCAAATTTATTATAAAATTCTTTTAATATTTCTGGTATTTTCTTTTTTGGGATTTTTTTTTTACGTAATTCAAAATATAACTCATTAATAATATCACTTTCATCTTGATATTCATCTTGTAAAAATATTCTCAAAGCAAATAGTTCATCGTAATCTATTACCTGGTTCATACTTTATTATTAATTTAGTAGTTTGTATTTATGTCAATTTTTTAAGTTTAGTATTTGTTTAAAGATTTGTTATCTTTAATATTAAATGGATTTAACTTTTGATTTTAAATCGATTAGGAGTAGTTTAGAAATAAACTATATAAATAATCTAATTAAAACTTGTGATAAAAACAATATAAATAAAGAAATTTTATTAGAGAAACTGGATGAATTAAATCTGAGTGATAAAGAAATTAAAGAGGAGATAAAAGAATTAACCATTAAAAAAAATTTAAGTAGTAATAGTTTATCAGAAACAAATAATAATTTGTCTCCTAATAATTTAGCATCTAATAATTTAGCATCTAATAATTTATCATCTAATAATAATCAAACACCAAAAACACCAAGTGAGAATATAGATTATTTATATCAGAAACCTTGGACTAAATTAACACCTATCCACAAAATAATAAAAATAAAAGAATTTGTAAATCAGTTATTAATAAAAGATGAAAAAGATAAATTGGAATTGAAAGATAAATTAGTTGAAATGGTTAAGAATAAAACGTTAACTAAAAAAGAAGCAGTTTTGTATGATCCAGTAAAAGCAAAAGTTATTAGTATTCCGTTATTAAAGTTTAAAGATGATAAATATTTGATTTGATTAAAAAATTATTAAAAAAATTGTTAAAAATAATTATTAAAATATTTATATTACCTAATAAATGTCATTTGGTAAAATAAATAAAATTATGAAATTTATAGATAAATATATTAAAATTAACCAGTTAGAAAAAATCACA